TGGCTTGAGCGGGCTATGGAATCTTATTTCAGCACTGCCATCTTCAGCATAAGGATAAAAGGCAGCACTACATACACTTCCTTCATGTCTATGTGCGCCAATTTTACCTCCTTCAAGATAGATATTATACCAACTTTGTATAATGTTTAGATTGCCTAAACATAAATTTTCTGCATATTCATTTACACATTGTTGGAATACTTCTTTTAAGTCTTGAAACCCATCGATATCTAATATATGTGTATCTGCTCCGTGAGAACTATAACCGTTATCTATTACTCCGTGTTCTACTGCCCGAACAGTTTCGTTTGTGTCTATTAGATCTTTAACACCATTTACACAACTGTATGATGATAAGTCAAATTCCATAATAGCAGTAGGAAATAAAAGATGCATCATATCAATCTCCGAATTCAAATAGACTATTAAAGGTTGTATGCTGTTTAGTATCTTCTAATGGATAATTAAGCACGCCGATCAAATTGTCTAGTTTGTTGTCAATGATTGTTTCTGCCATTGCTGCATCATCAAACGGAAGTTCTTTAAACCATTCTGGAATACGTAGCTCATCTGTAGGATATGCAACACTTGTGTAGCCTAGCGGATTCTGCTTGAGTTTGCATACGATAACTTTCATACCATCTACAATCTCCTGCGAATACTTGTCACCGTTCATTCGCTTGAGCGTATTCCAGTTGATACTTGCTCTCACGTGCCCGGGCATATTAGCCTTACCTTGCTTTTCTTCAAGACGTTGATAATGTCCAATTTTGTTTGCACGTTTAGGCGAACCTTTTTCGAAGCCTGGACGCTGTTCAAATTCTTTGCGGAACTCTGTAATACGGTCTAACACTTCTTTTTCACTAGCGTCTGTAAGTACCATTAGTAGCACTTCGCTCAAAAACTCTTGCATAAACACAGGCGTATCTGATCTACGCAAGTCTAAACCCATTGCTTTTACTTTGCCCGGCTTGCCATCTTGATCTGTTCTAAAGCCTTCGATGTCATTTACTAGTGCCGCATAACGCTTCTTTGTAATATACAGTCCGCTCTGTGCAACAATTTCTCTGCCTGCTGCAATAACGTCTGAACGTGTCTTTGGACAGTGGAATGCTTGTGCCATAAAGTCTGGGAACGTTGTGTTTGCTTGTTCCGCTACTTGATCATACAATGTAATGCACTTATCTACATTCCATTCAAGCCTTCCTGCTTCGATATCATCCTTTAATACAGGCCAAGCACTAAAATATACAGAGTCAGTATCACCGTAAATAACTGCTTTACCTACGTGATCATATTCGCCTGTGATAACTTTATTAACTTCAGCACTCATATGCTTAACAATTTGACGACCAGTTAGCGTAGTTGATTGTCCGATACGTTTATCGAAGAATCTACACCCTGGATTCAAAATAGCACCATACAAACTGTTCAAGTTAATCTTTTTAACTAGCTGTCGTTTATCCCAGTATTCAATTTCTGCTGCGTTTTCGGCTTCCTTTGCTTTCTTAAGCATCTTCTGCATGTCTTTACGTTCAGCATACCAACGCTTTAGGATACCTGGAATAACACCTTCAAACTCAGTTGTAAAGATAGTACCATTTGCACTTAGCATCCATGGCATTTGACTGTCAAAGATAAGCTGATAAATTTCTGCGCCACTTAGTACATCTGAACGTCCATCTTCCCAATCCACTGTAAGTGCAATGTCTTTGCGTTGCTCCATTACTGCTTCGTATTCTTCTGTACTAAAGCGTCCTTCCCAACTACCTGCAAATGACTTTTTCTTTAAGCCCATGTCTTCTGTTACACGAGCATCTGAAATCTCAGGACGTATTTGTCCTACAATAGTTTCTGGAGCCATATTCAGCGCACGAATGACTGATGGATACAGTGAGTTCAAGTCCATTGAACCAATCCATTTGTGTAATCCTTTTTTAGGAAATGCAACATAAGCACCTGCTGCTTGCGTATTTTCGTCATCACGCTTTGGACGATTAGGTACTTGTAATCCTCTGTTGTGTGCTTCGTTGATAATACCTTGCTCTGTAACAGCAACAGCACCCATCGTTGTTTGTAGTAGCACTGTGTTTTCATGTGCAACAGTATTACTCAAATCAATAAAACGAAGTTTCTTGTCTAGCTTGTCTAGTAGTGCAACGTCTTGTCTGTTATATTCAATAAACGTTTCGAAGTCATTGTTGTATAACTGATCTAGTGTTCCTTCATAGACTGTTTTGTTTTCTCCGACTTCGAGTTCGCCGATTGCGTCAAGTCTGTAGGTATGTCTTTCTTCATAGGTATATTTTCTATAAAGTTCAAGACTGTCGAGATGAACTCTTCCAACGAAATCATAAGTCTCGGACGTTTTTCCAAACTTCTCATACTCCCGCTTCTTGGGCATTTGTCCCCAAAGACAAAAGCGTCTGCAATCATCATTGCTCAATACCCGCTTAATTCTATTTACCGTATAAGGAACATCGTATCCTTCTGAGTTCCATCCGCTATGTATATCAGCATCTTCAAGCAAATCTAAAAACACCTGTAGCATTTCACGTTCGCCGTTGCCGTCTTTGTCGTTCGGAAATAGTATGCAACTATCTCCCCAGCGTTCATAGCACATTTTCTTTGCTTCTTCGAATGGCAAACCTTTAGGAGGAACAGCAAGTGTAATCAGCGCACTGTCTAACCATTGCATACATACAGTAATAGCAGTAATTGGCATAAACGGATCTTCAACTGGAGCAAATCCACGCTCTGGATCAAAGTCCGTCTCAATATCCCAAAACAGTATGTTTAGTTTAGGTGCATCTTGATTAAGATAGTTTTCACTCAAACATTGAAAGATTGGATTAACATCGCTTTCGAACAAGTTCTTGCCTTTGTTAATAGCAACTTCTTTTCGAAAGTCTTTTGTGTTCTTACAAACAATGCGTGTTAGAGGATCTCCATAGACACTTTTAAACTTGCCTTTAGGATCTTCATAATAAAAAGTATATTTTACTGGATAATCTTGATATATTCTTTTGCCGTCACGTCGTTCGACAACTTTAATAATATCGGAATCGCGATCAAACATCGCATCTACATATGGCATTTACTTCTCCTCGTTGTTTATGGCCAACGTACCTTTCAACCTGCTCTTAAGTGAGCGACTCTTTGAAAAACGTGTCTGCATTGATTGCCTTGTCATCAATCCAAACATGATAGTGTTGTTTTCCTGTTTTAACTGTAGTATATTTAACACCCCAATCTTTTAATTGTTGTTCTGTAAAGTTAGTCCAGTCTTTACCTGACACACTTCCTCTAGCAGTATAATAGTGCAATTCATTGCCTTTGTCAAATAGATTATTCATATATTCTATACGATGATGTATAGGCGTACTGTTTATATAATTGCCATCTTCTGTATGACAAATAGTACCGTCTATATCAACAATATAAATCATAACCAACCCATTGCCACACAAAAACCAAATACATTAACAAATAAAAAGTAAGTTGTTAAGAGTATAGGCCATGCAAGTTTTCTTCTATAGTAACCATATACTCCTGCTAAACTGCCAAAGAAAAATCCAGGATACACAATACGCATATCTGGTGCATCGGCAGTAATAGCAAGCATTAGACTAGCACCAACAGTAAGTATAAAACTTACTAGTTCTGCTGCAAATGCAACTGGATCACTATAGTAACTGCTAGTCCAAAACTCTTTAATTTTGTTCATTACTTGTCATAACCTACTGTAGCAACAATAGTTTCAAGATCTTCAAATTCATCTTGATGACGATCCCAGTCGCCTTTTTGTGCAACTTTAATTGCTTTGTTAATCAAACTAGGTTTAACATTAAGCTCTTCTGCTACTGCTTTTACAGTATCTTTTAATCCTGCTTGTAGATCTTCAATTTCTTGCAGTACAGTTACGCCTTCTTTAACTAGACGCTCTAGTTTTGCTTTTTCTTCTGTACCATATGTACGATCACTCATTATTTTCTCCGTTAGTCTGTTAGATTAAATGCTAAAGTTGCTCTTACAGCACCTTCTTTGCTAGGTTCTACTTCATGTTTTATATAGCTAGGAAATAATATAAGCATTCCTGCTAATGGTTTTAGGTATATTTTTGAAGATGCATACTTAGATTCTCCATGTCTAGTAACAAATTCATGTATCGGGTCAGGATTATGAAAAACAAACTGACCTGCTGCATCGTTTGCTTGGATCCAATATACACCACTTATACCACTTACACCATGTGCGTGTAATTGATGGTGTTGTCCTGCTTCTCTATAATCTTGTGTCCAATATCCTAATGTTTCTTTCTTAGCAACTATTCCTGTTTGTTCTACATAGGCATCTATAGAATCGAATATAATACTTTGTAGTTCAGGCAATTCTTCTAATTTAAATTCTTTTTCTTTATCAAAGAAGTCACTATATTGTGAATCATTTTGTGGTAATAAATTTTGCTTAGTTTTATAATATGATTGTGTTTCTATCATTACTTCTTCAGGCACTCTGTACGTTAATACAGGAGTAGGAAAGAGATCAACAATATTCATATCAGTCATAGAAATACCTTTGCTATTGTTTAAGTATATATGGTATTTAGGTAAAAGTCAAGTAGAAAATACTTTTTTGTTATCAAATGCACGTTCCCATCCAAAGAACTGTGCTTTGTAATCTGAATGGTCATCTGAGCTTAGATCCTGCCATTCGTCTTTGCGTTGCCACAATGCAATAGCACCATCATACCAGTCAGTATTGTCTATGATTTTTTCTAAACGCTCTTTTGCATCGTATGCTTCTTCTAAGTTGTCAAAGTCCTGCTCAATGTGTATAACTTCCATAACAACTTCGTGTGTCACATAGTCTAATGAAAAGTCTATGCCCCATTTGGGTTTTATATTAAGAAGTTTTTGCAGTATAGGACGATTTTGACACACTTCTTCAATTTGCTGTCTAGCAGCACCTGCAAACGCATAACGTGTTAGTAGCATACAATGATCTAAAACTAGTCCGTGTTCGCTTTGTTCTATGTCATGATACCATTCTTGCACTGGTGCAATATGAAATTGTATTTCTCTATTAAGTTCTACACCGTTTTCTTCATAGTGTAAATGTTCTAAAGGTGTAGGAACTTCATAACCATCTTTGTCAAAGTCTTTAAATGGTAATGTTTCTACTAAACTTCTTTCTATAGGTG